GCCGCTCCCACGGTCTGACCGAGGTGGGCAACGAGAAGCTGAAGCCCAAGCAGAGGGCTTCGAACGACCCTGCCATTAAGAAGGCTCGCCGGGCTTCGCTCGGTAAGGCTATCAGTCAATACAAGGCAGGCCGGCGACTTCCCGTTTAGAACGCCGCTCGCCATTTGAAAGTAGAATGCAGACACACTGTCTGCATCTGGGTATCTCCGAGAGTGTGGACCGGCTGTCCGCACGCCCTATACGGAGCTCCCCAATGAGCGATACAGCCTTACCGCCGCAGGACACGCCGGTTCCCACCAACGAAGTCCCGATCAATCCCGATCCGCCGTCAAGCCCAAATCCCATAACCAATGCCCCGCCAGAGGCGCCATTAAGCCGCCGGGAGGCGATCAAGGCTGCCTTTGACAAGGCGACAAGGCAGCAGGACGGGCTTGAGGCGAAGGGTACGCAAAAGCCTGCGCAGGCGCGCGCAAAGGGTGCGCAAACCGACGCAAGGCCGGCAGAGGCCAAGTTAGGGCACAACAAACCGCCCGAAGAGACCGAAAAGATCAATCTCAAGAAGCGCCCCGACGACCAGCCGCGCGGCGAACGCGGTCAGTTTACGCCGCGTGTCAAGGAAAACCTCTCAGAGGTTGAGGCAACCCCTGAGAGTTCACGGGACACCAAATCGGGAACGCACCCGCAACTTCCTGAGAACGCCCCGTTCCGTGACGCCCCGCCCCGGATGGCGGAGCATGCCAGGAAGGAGTGGGCGGCTGCACCAGAAAGCGTTCGTGGCGAAGTGCACCGGATGCACAATGAGTTTTCCCAAGCCTACAGCCAGATGAAGGGCGCCCACGACGCCTTCCAGCCGATCGCCAAGTATCACCAGATGGCGCAGGAACATGGCACGACACTCGACCGTGCACTGCACAATTACACATCGATGGAGATGAAGCTGCGCCAGGACGTCGTTGGCGGGCTCGACGTGATCGTCAACAATCTCGGTCTCAAGAGTTCGGACGGCCAGCCGATCAACCTGCGGGATATCGCCTATCACGTGCTCAGTCAGTCCCCGGACCAGCTGAAGCAGGTGCAGCTGGGTAATTCCCAACAGGCGGCAGGCCAGCAGATTGGAGCCCTTCATCAGGAGATCCAGGGCTTGAAAAATGCGCTGCAACAGATGCATACTGCGCAGCAATTCACGTACACGCGTTCTCAGGTCGATCAATTCGCAGACAGTCACCCTCGATTTGACGAGCTGGGCACCCTGATCAAATCCGAACTTGAACTCGGGTTTGATCTTGAGACCGCGTACCGAAGGGCTGAGCTCCTCGCTCCAGCCACCCGCGCCGCTCAGACCGGCAACCCTGCGGCTCAGACCCGCGCCCCTGCCGACAGATCTATCTCAGGATCGCCCGGAGGCGTGAACGGTTCAAACCCGTCGCCTCGACGAAGTGAGAAGCCTGTCGGTCGACGCGAGGCTATCGCGAACGCAATCAAGCGCGTGAACGCTAGCTAACAGTTTGAACCCAACAGGAGGGCCGCATGCCCGTTGTGACAACCAATGCTGCTTATCAGCAGATACTGTCGATGTCGCTTGAAGAGCGATCGAGTGGTTACCAGGATCTCGTTAGCAACAACAATGCACTACTTGCGGTGATGAAGCGGAAGGGTCTCTGGCAGACTTATTCTGGCCCACGCATTCGCCAGACATTGCAAGTCTCCAAGAACGTTGCGCAGTGGTACAACGGTTATGATCAGCTGCTCAACCCAGCGATCGATCTGTTTAATGATGCCTTCTATGAGCCCAAACAGGTCGTCGTCCCCATCGTGCTCTCGATGCAGGAGATCCTCAACAACGAGGGCGAGAACCAGCTCATGGATGTGTTCGACAGCTACATTGAAGCTGCCGAACGCGCGCTTGAGGATGCGATGGACGTCGCTCTTTACGGTGACGGTTCGGCTAACGGCGGCAAGCAACTCACTGGTCTCGCTACCGCAGTGCCTGTCGTCACCAACACTGGCGTGTACGGAGGAATTGATCGCGGCACTTATGCGATCTGGCGCACCACGACTTACGACGCCCACACCGGTGCCACGACGTCTCCATCAGTCGGTACGCAGGTGAACTCGACCACGATCAGGCCGATACTCAATCAGGTTATGACCAAGCAGTCCCGTGGCCGTGACTATGCGGATCTTTTGATCATGTCTCCGGAGCATTACGCGGCTTACGACGCCGCGACGATCGCTATCCAGCGGCAGAATAACGAGACGTCGCTTGGCAAGCTTGGCTTCTCCGCTCTCGAATACATCGGCGGCGGCAAGCGTGCGGAGATCGTTCTTGATGGCGGCATTGGTTCGAACATGCCGGCGAATACAACGTTCGGTCTCAACACCGAAAGTTTCCGACTGCGCTATCATCCCAATCGTAATTTTGACAAGCTGTTTGAGGGTGATGGGCAGATGCCCATCGATAAGGATGCCATCGCTCAATTCATCGGTTGGATGGGTGAACTCACGCAAACGAATCCGCTCTTTAATTGGCGTCTCTACGACAGTGTTCCTGCTTCTTGATTGACTGCACTCATCTTTTGGCGTCTTATGTTGGTGTTCCAACATCAACATAGGAGCCTTAAGATGAGTGCGAAGCCAACGCCGAGCAAAGTGATGCTAAACGCCTTGCTAGCATATGAGACAAAGACGGGACGGTTACTATGGAAACCGCGTCCTCTTGAAATGTTTGCCGATAATGAAGGTGGCCATGGCCAGCGACATAATCGAGATAAATGGAATGCAAAGTTTGCCGGCAAGGAAGCTTTTACTGCAGTGAAGGGTGACGGCTACAAGCATGGTGCAATCTTTGGGGAGAATTTTTCCGCGCATCGCATCATTTGGAAAATGATGACGGGGCAGGAAGCACTAGAAATAGATCACATCAGTGGATCTCGGGATGATAACCGCTGGGACAATTTACGGAGCGTCCCGCGTAAAGGAAATATGCGAAACAAGGCTAAGGCGAGAGACAATCAGAGCGGTGCGACAGGGGTGCGCCGGACAAATCGTGGAGGATGGCAAGCCTTCATCACTGTCGATTACGTAACGATTTGCCTCGGATCATCCAAAAACTTTGACGAGGCAGTCAAGATGAGAAAAGCAGCGGAAGTAAAATACGGCTTCCACACTAACCACGGTCGCAATGTAACCAACTAGTTTTCGGCAGGTGGACTAGATACCCGGCCGGCCGAAAAAGTCGGAGGCGTTATGGGAGTGGCGCCTCCGGCATCAACCTTTTAGAAGGACAACAATCAATGCCTAAAGATCCGGATGACAGCGTCGTCGCCATTTTTAAAAACTTCGCAGTGAAGAATGAGGTCAAGAGCGCTCAAGCCGGCCGGCCCATTTTCGACGACAAAGAGATTGTCGAGATGCGTTACCCAGCTTCTAGAAACTGGAGTGCCCATCTCGCCACCGACTTCTCGCATTGGGGCACCGACCATGAGACTGGCGACCCGGTCAAGGTTACTTATGCCGAGCGCTTCCGCCGGCAGTATCAGCAATTCAAACAGCATTCGACACAGACCAAGAGCGGCACGCCGCTGACTTACGCGATGTTCCTCACTGAGGCCCGCCGCTCCGAGCTCAAGGCGCAGAACATATACACCATCGAAGCGCTGGCATCGATCGACGGTCAGCCGCTGAAGAACCTCGGCCAGAATGGCAGGGAAATGAAGAATGCCGCGATGGAGTACATCGAGGAGACCCAGAAGGGCGCCGTCAATACCCAGATGGCAGCAGAACTCGAGGCGCTGCGTGCTAAAAACCAAGTGATGGAAGAGGATCTGGCTGCGCTGAAAGCCAAGTCTAACGCAATCAAGCTGGATCCGGCGGACAAGTTCGACGGCATGGATCTCGAACAGCTGCGTGCGTACATCACGACGCACACCGGCTCTCAACCGATGGGAACGCCTAATACCAAGACGTTGCGGCGCATGGCGCGCGATCTTGATCTGGAGAGGACTGACGCATGACTCTGTTGACTACCGATAACTTAATGGCAATGCCGGGGGTTTCTGGACCTTTTATCGTGTGGGAATTGGTTGGTGGTTATGAATGGGAACCCAGTAGCTACAACACGATAGAAGAAGCAATTTTTGCCGTTGAGGAGGATAAAATGCAGTGTTTCGTCATCACTAAATTGGTTAAAAGCCCATGACCCTATTGACGGTGATAAGGGATGTATGCGCGGCGGTAGGTGTCACCCTGCCGTCGAGCATCTTCACCAACATCACCGGCAACCGGACCATGCAGGAGATGGTGTCGCTGGCCAATGAAACGGCGCAGAGCATTGCCTATGATACACGGGACTGGACTAGACTGAAGAAGACACAGACCTATGTTGGCGATGGCGTTACGACTGCGTTCGATATGCCGGCTGATTATAAGCGTATGCTTCTCAATTCCAATGTCTGGCGATCGACATCGACAGTACAGCCGATGACGTTCATCCCCGACACTGACGAGTGGATGAACCGCCGTGTTAGTCTGGCGGATGATAACTCATGGGGCGAGTGGACACTGCTTGGCGGACAGATGCACATCTTCCCAGCGATGGGTGTCGGTACTACCGCCTATTTTTCTTATCTCAATAAGAATTGCATCTCACTTGCTTCCAGCGGTTACGGCGATAGCTTCCTGGCCGATAGTGACGCCTTCACGCTTGACGAGCGCGTCTTCAAGCTTGGCATGATCTGGAAGTGGAAGGCCAACAAGGGAGGGGCTTACGCGGAAGACATGGGCACCTATGGCGACGCGCTGGCAAAGGTGTCGGGCGCAGACAGTCCGGGACCCATTATCATTGGACGTCGGGTACTGTCGGCTAACACGCGCGTTGCCTATCCCTTCTCACTACCTAATCCGCCATGAGCCAGCATCAGGCGTTCAAGCGGGTGCCTGTCAATCCGCAAGTCGCCACCAAGCAGGAAACACTCACGTTCCCCGCGCCAACGCGCGGTCTGATCATGAACGAGAACGAGAGCTATATGCAGCCCGGTGCTGCGCTAGTGTGCGATAATTGGAAGCCAACACTGAAAGGTGCCGCGCTGCGTGGCGGCTGTGAACTCTGGGCGCAACTGCCGGAAACGACACCAATCATTTCCGCGTTTCAATATGTCGACGCCACTAATCACAAAATGTTTTTTGCCAACGAGACTAAGGTTTACAACGTCTCGACAACGACGCCAGTTCTAGTCAAGAGCGGTCAGTTAGACGGCAACTATTCAACGTCGCAAATGGCCAATGCTGCCGGCAATTTCTTGATTGCAGTCAATGATGCCGGAGACTTCCCGCTGCTGTATGACGGCACCACGTGGACAACACTGAGCGCCGATCAGATAACCGGTCCTCCCGGAACGGCTGTGTTGCATGGCGCCAAACTTGTGCATGTCTGCAAGTATCGCAATCGCTGGTTTTTCATTGAGCAAAACTCAATGAACGCGTGGTATCTCGGCATCAACTCGATCGGCGGTCTGCTGTCGATGATCCCGCTATCTGGTGCCGCCACCAGAGGCGGCAAACTGATATTCTGTGCGGTTTGGAGTCTGGACGCTGGCGACGGCACTGACGATAAGCTTGTGTTCATGACAGACCTCGGTGAGATACTCGTGTTTACGGGGAGCGATCCTTCCAGCGCCGCTAACTGGCGCCAGGAAGGGCGCTTCGATATGAGCCCACCGCTTGGAAAGAACGCTACACAGTCGATCGGCGGCGATCTCTTGATTGCTACTGTTGACGGCATTCTTCCGACATCTGGCGCTGTTACCAAGGATCGTGTCGAGCTCGAGCTCGGCGCCGTTACGCGCAATATCAAGCCGCTGTGGCGTGAGCAGGTGCTTGATAAGCGCGAATGGGCTTGGACAATGTGTAAGTGGGATGAATACGGCGGACTATTCGTCACTTGGCCGGGCGGGGATCCCGGAAAGCAGCTTTGTGGTGTCGCCAATCTGGCTAGCGGTGCTTGGGCGCGCTTTACCGGATGGGACGCAACCTGCTTTGCAAAAATGCGGGATGACATGTTTTTCGGCACACAGACCGGGCAGGTAATGCAGGCTGACCAAACAGGTTATGATAATGGCGTGCCTTATGTCGCAACGTTGGTTGGCGGCTGGGAAGTGTTCCAGAGTCCCAGCCAGACCATCACTTGGAAGCAGGCTCGGTTGGCCTATTCTGCGCGGCTCAGCCAGCCGTTTGAGCCGCAGCTTTCTGGCACCACTGACTACGTGGTTACGCTACCGACGCCACCATCTGCTCCGCCGGATCCCGGTGTCTTAGACCTTTGGGATCAGGGGCTGTGGGATCAGGCGGTATGGGACGCAGCTAGTTTACCGAAGCCAACCGCGAGGAATACCGGCTGGGTATCAATCGGAATGACCGGCTTTTCTCATGCACCTGTCATCCAGGTGACGGTGGCGCAATTGGCCAAGCCAGAGGTGGAGCTGATTTCAATCGCCGGCACATTCGAACGGTTGGCGATTACAGTCTAAGGAGCATGCGATGCCGGAGCAGCCCTATGATCCCGTTGGCGCCATGGGTGGCTTGTTTGCGCCAGCCTACATCCACGGCAACCCAGAGGCCGAGGCTGCGGCGGCGAAGTGGCAGGCTGAGAATTTCGCCATGACGCCGGCTATGGTCGAAGCGACGCGGGGGCCGAGTACGACCGTCACTAGCCCCGGTGGTGGCATTCGCACTGGTGGCGTCACCACAACGACCATTCCTGGTTCGGTCGACCCCGCTGCGCTCAAGATCATGGCGCAGGGCGGCAAATATAAGGGAACTATCCCGGCTCCGGCTCCGACTCCAGCTCCAGTGGGTGGCACTAGTAGCGGTGTAGGTGGTGGCACAGGCGGTGTGCGAGACGCGATCGCGTCCCAATTGATGGCCAGCGGCGGGCTGATGCGCCAGCAGCCACCAGCCGGCGGGATCCCGCCCGGCATGCAGATGGCTTACTCGCCGCTGGAGTACCTGATGGGCGATGGTGACAACACTGGCTTTATGCAGGGCTCGTTCGGGGGAGGCGCCTGATGTCAGACGTCAGCGGTATTCCAAATCTCGGCATTCCCGGCATGGGTGGGTTTAATCCGGGCAACTTCTTCGCCAGTCCCAGTGCTGGCCTCGACAATGCGGCCGCCTCGCAGGCGATGGCTAATCGCTACTTCCAGAACCAAGCCAGTACCCTGGCAGCGGCACAGCCAAGCCAGCAGATGTTGTACGGCCCACAAGGTTTCGGCGGCGCGACTGCACAGGCTGCCGCTACGGGCGCTGCTTTTGGTCGCGGTACCGGCGGTTTCAATGCCGGCAAACAGGTTGCACCAATCCCCGGCAGTGGCCAGACGGTCAATAATTGGCAAGGTGGCGGTGGCGGCAGTGTATTCGACACCGGTACCACTCCGGTTCCCTATCAGGACGCTCCTGGCCCTGGTTCATTTAGTCCCAGCCCCAATTATCCGGGCGGCGGTGGCATTCGCGACCAAATCGTCAGCCGGATGATGCCATCGGCGCCGAGTTTCAGCGACACGTTTTCGCAGCTTGGCTTGAACGGCAACCAGATGCAGAACCAGCCGGCGATTGATGCCGTTAATACGTTCTCGCGCGGCGGCCGTTTCAATCCATCGGTGCCACCCTCGTCACCGCCCTCGCCGGACGAGCTGGGCACGGCACCGACTGGCGGTCCAATGCCCGGCTGGGCGCCAGACTTCCAAGGTCCAGGCGATGAGAATTCGTTTGCGAACCGGTTCGGGTTCCGCAATGCCGGCACCCCGAGCGAATACACGACCTCGCCTTATACCAACACCGGCGGGCAAACCTTCCAGCCTAATATTCCGGCTGGCTACCAGACGCCATTCAGCGCCGACAACCCTGGTGGCGCGCTAACCCGGCAGATGCGGGCCGGATCTGGCGCTCCACCGGTCATGAACAGCAGCAGTGGTGAGGACACGCTGACCGCACAAGACGCCAATATTCCGTTCGGGCCGCGTGGCAGTTTTGATGCGAGCGCTTTTAGTCCGAGCCAATACCAACCCTCCAGCCCGTTCGGATCGGGTCAGGGTGTTGGGGGGTTGCGCGGCGGCAGTGGCGGGCTCGGCACAGGCACCGGCACACAGATGCCGCCGACGCAGCTCCCCTTCTTTGGCGGTGGGGGATCAGGCTTTGGCGCTCCCGGTAGCACGGCAAACGGCGGGCAGTATGCCGGACGCGGGCAGTATCCTGCCTTGGTTGGCGCTCCCAATGACGCCTACGGCAACCCGTTTATCCAGGGCAACGCATCACCTCACGCGCGTGGCGCTACCCCAATGGGCGGTGGCTTCGGTCTCGGCGGGCTCGACGCGCTCGGCCAAGGCACCGGGTTTAGAGGGGTCAGGTGATGGATTACGTTTATGGATATAACGAGATCGTTTCTGCCTTCGTCAGGCAACTGATCCCGTCATGCCGGGAGCGTGGCTTTGGCAATTGCCGGACGATCGGCATCATTGATGGCGGCATGCTGATTGCTGGTCTCGTTTATCACAACTGGGACCCCGGTGCCGGGATCATTGAGATTTCCGGTGCAGCACTTCCCGGCGAGCCATGGATGACGCGTGAGACGCTGAAACGGATGTACCAATATCCGTTCCTTGGGTGCCATTGTCAGATGGTGATGAACCGCGTGCCTGCGGAAGACGAGCGGCAGTTGCGCATGCTCGCCGTGTTTGGCTACTCGCTGATCAAGGTGCCGCGCGGTCTTGGCCGTGACAAGGATCTCGTCCTGGCCACGCTGACGCGTGAGGACTGGGAAGAAAACAAATTCAACAAGCGGCTGAAGCATCATCTCGGTGTTGAGTTGCCGGCAGCTGGTTGGGCAAGTGTTAAAGTTACGACGGAGGAGGCTGCCTGATGCCTGGATATTCACCGCAGGTTAATTCTCAACGCGACGGCATCGCGGCTGCACTAATGAATATTGCACAGCCTCCGCCGCAGACGCCAATGCCGCCGATGCAGGGTGTCGGCGGGATGGGAATGCCGCAGATGCCACCTCCGGGCGCCCCACCTCCCGGCGTTCCGGTTGGGGGCGGCATGCCGCCAGCGACAATGCCCCTCTCGCCCGGCATGCCGCCACAACCACCGCCGCAGGGAATGCCGATGGCACCAACTGGCATTCAGCAAGGTGTACCGCCACAGCCTCCGCAGGGGATGTCGCAGCCACCGCAGATGCCTCCGCAGGGAATGCCTCCGCAAGGGATGTAGAAAATGGGTAAGCCCGACGCTCCGACCCCTCCCGACCCCACGCGCACCGCTGCCGCGCAAACCGGCACCAACGTCTCGACGGGGGTGGCGAACGCGTTCCTCAACAATGTCAATCAAAACACGCCAGAAGGCTCGCTCCAGTATGACGTCACCGGCTCGCACAGCTGGACCGATCCAAGTACCGGGCACACCTACAACATACCAACCTTCACCAGTACGCAGACGCTGTCGCCACAGCAGCAGGCGATCCAGTCGCAGACCAACGCCGCTAAGCTCAACATGGCGGGGATGGCGAACACGCAGTCGGGGCGCATCTCCGATCTGCTGTCGACGCCATTTACCCCGACTAGCGGGGCGCCCGGTGCAGGCGACCCCAACGCGATCAAGAAGATCCCAGGTGCCGCTACGTCCTATGACGCAGGGGGACAAATACAGAACACGTTTGCCGGCGGGGGCGACATTACCAAGAGCTATGGCGCCGGTGACTTCAGCCAGGACAGGCAGAACGTCGAAGACAGCCTGATGGCGCGGATGAACCCGCAACTCGCGAGGGAGCGTGGTTCGATTGAGCAGCGGTTAGCTGATCAGGGCATTCGATACGGCTCGCAAGCCTACGCTAGCGCAATGGACGATTACAATCGTCAGGCCAACGACGCGCGTTTTGCGGCCGTTGGACAAGCTGGCTCCGAACAGCAGCGCATGATGGACATGGCGGCGCAGCGTGCCGGCTTTCAGAACGCCGCGCAGCAACAGCAGTACGACCAGAACCAGGGCATGGCTGCGTTCGGCAATCAAGCACAGGCGCAGCAGAACGCGCAGAACGCTGCGGCAGCAGGCTTTGGCAATGCTGGATTGGCGCAGCAGCTAGCGCAGGCGCAGAGCGGCTTTAACGCCGATAATTCGGCACGTAATCAATACCTGCAGGAGCAGTATCAGCAACGTAACCAGCCGCTGAATGAGATTTCTGCACTGATGGGCGGCTCGCAGGTGCAGCAGCCAAACTGGCTCAATTCTCCGAATTCGCAGATCGCGACAACCGACTTTGCCGGGATTACGGGACAGAACGCCCAGCTGCAGCAGCAGGCTTACAATACTGCTCAGAGCGGGTGGAATTCAACAATGGGCGGCATCCTCGGCCTTGGCGGTAAGCTTGGTGGCGCCGCTATCATGTCGGATGAGCGTACCAAGCAGAACATCGATCGCGTCGGTACCGTGTTTGCGTACAATGAAGAGGCTGAGCGCGAGAAGCTGCCAATCTACGAATGGGAGTACAAGCACGATCCGGGCACACGTCGTACCGGACCAATGGCGCAGGACGTTGAGAAGATCGATCGCGGTGCAGTGACAGAGATAGGTGGCGTCAAGCACATTAATCCAAGTCGGGTGATGGGTAACATTCTGAGGGCTGCGTGATGAGCGACACCAGCAATCCATATGCAGCAGGGTTTTTCTTCGCCAACGAGCCCGGCGTTAATCTGAAGATGCGTGAGAAGATTGCGCTGGCGCAGATGATGCAGAAGCAAAAAGCCCCTCAAAATCTTGGTGAAGGCATCTTCTCGATTGGCGACAGCATCAGCGATGCCTTGATAGCAAGAAATCTGCAGGATCAGGACAGGCAAGCGCAGATAGTTGCGTTAAAAGCTGGTGGGCCGCCACAGGACGCCAGCGAAATCACGCCAGTGGCGTCAGCCCCGCCGGCTGCCAAACCGGCGCCGATACAGTCAGCTCCGCCGATACAGCCGGCTCCACCTATACAGCCACCACGACCTCCTGCCCCTGGCAACCTGCCGCCTACTGGCGAGCCCGGCAATACCGGCGCGACCGCATTTGCGCCAATCCCGCCTTCAGTACCCGGCGGACAGCAAGCGACAGCGATGGAGCCTCCGCCCGCGCCAGCGCCTACCGTCCCGCAGTTTACAGATCGGTATAATGCATCGTTCCCTAACCGCAACACTGTTACTACAACACTGATGGCTCAACAAACCCCACCAGCACCAGTACCGGCAGGGCCGGCACCTACCGCACTAGCGGCTCCTCCGCCGGGGCAGGGCATTCAAAAAGCACCGCCGATGCAGGTACAACAGCCGCAGGCCGTCGTCGGCTACGTGCCGCCGGAATTAGCAAATCCAACGGGCGCCAAGATCATCAAGCCGAGTGATCGCGAGAAGGAATTGACGGCGATTATGGCCGTTAATGCTGGTAATCCTCATATGGCATCGTCGCCAGCTGCAGGTGAACTTGCTCGCCTGAAGGAAGCGCGAGAACTCCGACAGACCGAGCAGAATGAGCTGTTCAAGGCTGATATCGCTCGTGCCACTAAGCGCGATGAGTTGCGTCAGGGTGCTTTAATTGGTCAGGCCAAGAGCGAGGCCGAAGTCGCGGAGACCCGGCAGAAGCTGGTCGACTACGGTCAGACCCGCGCACCAGGGGCTAGCGACCCGCGATTGCTCGGCACCGATCGGAGCCCGCAACGGACTGGCATTCCGGCAGCCGACCCGCCACCGCCCGGTGTCATTCCGGTCGAGTGGGCCAAGGATCAGGCCAAGAAGATCAGCGCGAACCAGGAAGCTTATGAAACAACCAAACCGGAATTGTCAGGGACGCTTGATTTGTTGGACACCATTCGAACCCATGCCGGCAAGTCACGAAGCATTGGTCTGTTAGGCGGCGTTGGTGCGATGACGGCGGAGGGGCGAGGTTTCACCGCGCTAAATGAACAGCTCAAGGGCAAAAACTTGGTGGCGATTTACCAGAAGGTCAAAGGCACTGGACCGGTTGGTGAACGGGAAGGCGAGAACCTTGCGAAAGCACAGGCGGCGCTTACGACAGCCGGAACCGAAAAAGACTATGACGCCGCATTAAACACGCTTGAAACCACGCTGCGCGGTGCCGTCGAGCGTACCGAGCGCAAACTAAATCGGCCGGTAACAGCTTATCAAAAAACGCCAGACGATCCCTATGCGCCTGATATCGGTCAGATCGGTATGCGTGGCGGCAAACAGGTGGAATATATCGGCGGAGATCCAGCGAAAGACAGCAGCTATAGGACACTGCGTCGATGACCTCATTCGACATCTATAACAGGGATCAGGAACCGACGGCGGTACCAGCCGGTCAAGGGGTCTCGTTTGATATCTATAAGGAGCCAGCGAAGGTGCCCGCAGCCCGTATAGTCGCTGGTGGGCCGGAGCCGGTTGGCTATGCCGAAGACATTGCCAAAGGTGCCGCTGGCGGTCTCGGTCGCGGCGTGGCCGGCACATTGGGCCTGCCGGGCACCGTAGGCGGGCTTGTTCACTCCGGTCTGTCCAATCTGGGTGTGCCGGAGGACTACATCAGCAAGGCGGCCAAGGTCACGGGCGCTGCCATCCCGCAATTACGCGCGTTCCAAGGACCAGACGCGGGCGACGTGCAAACGGCGTTGGAAAAGTACACCGGTCCGCTCTATCAGCCGCAGACCATCCCCGGAAAATATGCCTCGACGATCGCCGAATTCGCACCCGGCATGGCGATCCCCGGCGGTGGTGCCGGCAGCATTGGCCGCACCATCGGCGGCAAGGTGCTTAATACGGTGGTGCCGGCAATCACATCGGAAACTGCCGGTCAGCTTACCGAAGGCTCACCGTATGAGCCTTATGCCAGATTTGCGGGTGGCGTTGCTGGCGGCTTGGCGGGTGCTAAGGCAATCACGCCGATGCGGGCTCCCGGCGGTCAGTATGGCCGTGATGTAGCGACGCTGGAAGCGGCTGGTGTTCCGCTCACGGCGGGGCAGCGTACCGGCAGCAGATCATTGCAGTTCATGGAGAGCAACGCGATCGATATGCCGGGCGTTGGCGCCAGCCCGCAGGCGATCCAGGATGCCGCCAGAGAGGGGCTCGACCGGGCGGTGACCCAGCGCGTGTATGGCGGCCATCTGCCAGCTGACGCGCGACTACCCCAGGCGTCGGCAGCTGGACGAGAAGCGTTGAGCGACGAGTATAATCGGCTGTCGCAATTCGGTATGCGTTCTAATCCACGTTTGCAAAACCGTATGACCGGTGCGCTCAACGAATATGAGCGCTTGGTTTTGCCGCATGAACGCACGCCTAACGTGGCTAACACCCGCAACGATATTGTTGATCGCTTGGTACAGCAGCAAGGCCGGATGGCTGGCGACGAGTATCAATCAATCCGGTCGCAGATCGGCACCGCCTCCCGCAACGCCACTAACGCCGCTGAGAAGCGCGCGCTCAAAGAGTTACAGCGTTCGATGGACGAGGCGATGGCGGCTGGCTTGCCACCGCACGAGGCTCAGGCTTGGGCGTTAAACAACCGACGCTATGCGTTGCAGAAGGCGATCGAGCCGGCGGTGGCCAAAGCGGCAGACACTGGCAATATTTCGCCGGCCGGGTTAGCGCAGGCGGTTAAGTCGCGCCGTGGTGCGCAATATGCTGCGCAAAGTGGCGACCTTGACGCGCTGGCGCAGGCGGCAGCACGGGTGATGAAACCGCTACCTAATAGCGGCACGGCGGCACGCACGATGATGCAAAATATTGGCGTCCCGGCTGGCAGTGGTGGCGTCGGCGCCACGATTGGGGGCTTGGTTGGTGGACCTCTTGGCGCGACGATCGGGGGCATTGCTGGCGCTTCATCACCGGCTATCACCGCTAGGCTAGCGACATCGCGACTGGGGCAGGCTTATTTAGGCAATCGCGCGCTGCCGCAGGATGCGCGTGACATCATTGCGCAGACGTTGGCGCAACAAGCTGCCGCGCAGCCGGAAGGTGCCGCACGCAGTACAGAGGCAAATCTGGATTACAAGAAAAAGCAGGCGCTGCGGCGCGTTATGATCGATACACCAGGTTACCGATAGGAGATCGTAATGCCACGCGACGGGACGCAAACGTATATTCTCCCATTCCCCGATGTGGTCGCGGACACCACAATCGAGAGCCCGGTTTACAATGGGTTTACCAACGACGTCGCGCAGGATCTGAACGCCCCGCGTCCGATTACTTCCGGAGGCACTGGCGCGACCAGTGCAGCTGGCGCGCTTGCCGCGTTGGGAGGTGAAACGGCCTCTCAAGTCGTCACCAACTATGACAGCTATGTCTTCAAGCCTGGCTCATTCTACTCGGCAGCGGGTGCTACAGGCGCACCGACCGCCAATGCGTTTTCTGGGATCTGCTATCTGTCAGACGCAAGCAACATTGTGATTGAAGCGCGTGATAGCACGACTGGCATCAAGCACGTTCGGCGTAAGGTGGCTGGTGTGTGGGGTGCCTTTGCTATCGATGCTTCAGCGAGTTTTGTCGAGCTAGCCGGCGATACTATGACCGGCCTGCTGGTGCTGTCGGGCGATCCAGTGGCAGCGCTTGGTGCTGCTACCAAACAGACTGTTGATCTCAAAGCTAACATCGCTTCGCCTATTTTCACAGGAGACCCACAGGCACCAACGCCAACAGTGGGCGATAGCGATACATCGATCGCGACAACCGCATTTGTTCAAGCGGCGATAGCCAATTTAATCGAAACTGTAAAAGCACAGAAGTTTACGTCTTCTGGGACCTACACGCCTTCTGCTGGCATGCTCTATTGCATCATTGAATGTGTTGGTGCTGGCGGCGGGGGTGGCGGGGCCGCTGGAAGTGCGACCGTTTGCACGGGTGGTGGCGGGGGCGGAGGTGGTGGTTATGCAAGATTAATTGCGTCAGCGGCAACCATTGGCGCTTCGAAGGCCGTGACGATTGGCACAGGTGGTACCGCTGCTCCAACAGGGGCAAATGCCGGCAGTGCTGGCGGCGATACCTCTGTCGGATCACTTTGCATCGGAAAGGGTGGAGGCGGCGGAAATGGTGGCAGCACCGTCACCATAGGACAGCCCGGTATTGGCGGGGTTGCTGGCACTGGCGACTTTACAATTCAAGGCTCCAACGGCCGTTCGGCATTCTTTTCAACAAGCAGTTCCAACGTCTTTTTTGCCGGTGGTGATGGCGGGAGCAGTCACTTCGGAGCAGGTGGAATTTCAAATGCGATCGGTGCCTCGTTTACCAACGGTACCGCCGGGTTATTGTTTGGCGGTGGTGGCTCTGGCGGCATGATTTATCAGACCGCTAGCACTGTTGCAGGCGGCACGGGCGCGCAAGGAGTTGTGTTTATTACCGAATACTGCTCGCAGTGATGGTCGAAGAAGCCAGATCATGGTTCAGGCAAAATTCGACCCTGATCTATTTTCTGATTGCGCAGGCTATAGCGGTAGGTGGTGGAGCAGCGGCATTGATTGCTTATTCGGTGCGGTTAGAGACGCGCGTAATGATAATGGAGACACGTGGCGCTGAGTACACCGTGGCCAGAATGGAAGAGATGAAACTGAAGATTAACCGGCTTGAACAGCAGATCGAGGCCAACGAGAACAGCATCAAGCGGATCATTGACATCATGACAAGAGAACTGGGGAAGAAGGACTCGCCAAAGCAATGATCGAGCTTCTTTTACTACAGGCGATGGATGGGCATAACATTCACGTCAACAAGGAAGCCATTGTGACGATTAGTGAGCCGCGCGTGACAGGCAGGCTAGGGACTGACAAGTTCAACTGCGTGATCGGCTTGACCAGCGGCAAGTACATAACGGTGGTCGAAACCTGTGAAAGCATCAGGAATAGACTAAAGGAGTGAGCTATGAAAATTTGCATCTCCTCCGGTCATGGTCTGTATGTGCGAGGCGCCAGCGGAATTCTGGACGAAGTTGATGAGGCCAGATTGGTCACTGAGGCCCTTGCCGATGTGCTTGTGGCGGCCGGCCATGACGTAAAGACGTATCACGACGACGTCTCCCACAGTCAGGGCGAGAACCTCGAACGGATAACGGATTGGCATAACGCTCAAGGGCCGCATGACCTTGATATATCAGTGCATTTTAACGCTAGTGAACAAACAAGCGCACCTGTTGGGGTAGAGGTACTCTATTACAGCCAAAAAGAGCTGGCGTATAAGCTAAGCGCGGCCATTGCAGAGGTAGGGCTGAAAGACAGAGGCGGGAAATACAGAGACGACCTCTACGTGCTATCGAACTGTATCGCTCCAACCGTGCTTCTCGAAATTTGCTTCTGTGACAGCGAGGCTGATTGCGAGATCTACCGGGAACGGTTTGATGATATCATCGCCAACATTGCCGGCCTTGCCGGGAGCGAGACCATTGTTCCGTTACCTGCACCAGACGAAGCCGCTTTGTTTCACGTGAAAGGGCGTTGCAGCTATTTCGGAGGCCCGGATGACTTGGGCGTATCGAGTTCGGAGGGTCTGGCCTTTCATTTTGAAATCACAGAAGCCAATCAGCATCTATTCCTGCCCCTTCAGCCTGCTGGAACGACTGGCTTGGCGCGGCGCCTCAACTCCTACGCCGTCCCCTACGTTGCCTGCCGATGGGACTACGATGCCACCCCCAAGGAAATGCTTGCCAGTGGAGGCATCATGGCGCTCGTCAAAAACATGCGAACCGGAGCCGCTTTGATGGCTTTCCCAGCCGACTGGGGACCGCATGAGGAGGAGACCGGCCGCGCGGCAGACTTATCCCCAGCTTTAATGGCTTACTTGGGCCTGATCACAGATGACGAGGTTGAGGTCATCTACCCGTGGGAGGGATGATATGGGTGCAAATATTTGGTTTTGGTTACTCTATGTTATCACGCTGATTTTTGGTGTCTGGGGTATGAACCCATGGCGACCAGCAGATCAAGCCTGGGCGCCTTTTGGTGGTTGGTTAATTCTGTTCATCCTGATAGGCATTCTTGGGTTGCACGCGTTCGGATCCCCCATTCGTTGACGCGCAGGGATCGGACGTTCCTACCTACGGGCCGCAACCACTG